AACGATACGACAGCGCGAGTACCTTGCTGGGTATTGCAACGGCAACCATGGATTTCACCCTTGCGGATGCCAGTAACCATGCGATCAGCATTGCGACGAACGAAGTCCTCATTGGCACTGGAAACGCACGACAGCTTCGGATACGTCACAGGCCGGGTCAGCTCGTCATAGATCGGCGCGGAGCTGGGAACATCGGCCAAGCGCGGAACGCGAGCGTCAACGTACTGCTCTGGGGTCATCGGCTTCCCAATGTCGTCAACGGTCGGCCCTGAAGGCTGGACAGGCTGAGCGGGCGAAGAAGATACCGAGGCAACATCGGTAGCAGGCTCCGCAGGCTTGGGAGCCAAACGGCGCTCGTAGATACCATAGAACAGGTAACCGATGACAAGCAGTGCGGCAACAAGGACGAACAAAGCCCGCGGCGGCTTGAAGCGCATATGGTGAGTAGCGCCCTCCTTTACCGACTGATAAGCGCCGAAGTATTTGGGGTCGATAAGGACCCGAGTTGCCTCACCGTCAGCGCTGAAGTCCTTCTTAGAAGATTCGACGGTCATGTTGACCTTTTCGAACTCCCAACGCTTGATGACCTTGCCCTTCCCGCCTCGCACATAGTGGATGTGGCTGTTGCAGAGCTTGCGGAAGTGGTGATCGATGAGGCTGGGATTCTGGGTGATGCAATGCAGTTCGTGACCCTGGTGGCGCATTGTTTCGAGCGCGCTGGCGTAAGCAGGGACAGCAGATGCCTGATTACGAATGCGGAAAAACTGCTGCGCTTCGTCGATAACGATCATCGCGTTTTCAGGCAGCTCAAACCATTTATGGGGATCATCGAAGGCAACCCAAGTGGCTTTAAGCCCTTCGAACTGCGGATTGAATCCTCGGATGTTGTGATAGAAGACGGTGCGATTTTCCTTCGCAGCCTTGATATCAACTTCTTTAATAGTGTTCAGGGTCTTGCCGTTGCCTTGCAGGCCAGTGCGAAGAACAAACATGGATTACCCCTTTACAGAACCGAGCTTGGTTATGGAGCCGGTCGCCTTGTCCATGCCGGAAACAACAGCGCGAGTTATGACGGCGGCGAGCATGATGTTTACGGCAACGTCTACTTTGGCAAGGCCAAGAATAGAAACAACATCAGCGGGCAAACCGGAGAAGCTGGACGTCACATAGCCCTTGACCTGATCGACCATAAGTTGCAGGCCGAAATAACTCACCATGCCAATGCCAAGGGCCTTGAGGACTTGCTTTACAAGTGGCCCGGCAATCGTTGAAAGAAAGGAGAACAACGCGGCGAAGTGCATTAGGAACCTCCAAGGCCACGGCCAACATAGACCGCGAAAAAGATGCCCGCGAGGGCAACAATGATGTTGGACATAGCGGACGCGAAGTCACATACCGGCTGCCACGACAACGAGTGCGTTATGCCAAGAATTGAAACGGTTTTCGGCGATGGACAGGACGCACCAAGCCAGCGGGATGCCGTTGCAGCCTCATTAAATGAAGAACCGATGTTGACGGTGCTTTCAGCGAGCTGATAACCCTCGCCCTTCACTGCATTCTCAATACCCGGCTTTGCTTGCTCATAGTCCCAGGCGCACTGCTGTTCCTTTTGCTTGCGAAGAATGGCGCACTGGATAACGTCGCCGCTGCATGCGAGGGTCTGAGAACAAAGCTCGCCGGTCACAACATCGGGCGGCGTTTCTTCATCGTCCTTGCCATCGCCGTCGCCAGTACCATCACCGTCACCAGTGCCATCGCCATCGCCAGTCCCATCGCCGTCACCAGTGCCGTCGCCGTCGCCAGAGCCATCACCAGAGCCGTCGCCGTCACCATCACCATCACCAGTACCATCGCCGGGATCAGTCGGGTCTGTAGGGTCGGTAGGGTCGGTGGGACCGCAACCGCCTACCTCTACTTCGGGATCACAAGGCTCAGGCGGCGCTTTGGAACAAAAGGTGCCATTCCAGACATAGCCAGACGGGCACTGGTTATCGGGATCAGGCACAGGCGTGTCGTCGGGGTTCTCCTGATTGCCGGGCGAACCGGGCTCATTGCGTGTATCGCCAGTGCACTGAACGCCGTTCCCGGTATAGCTATAGACGCCGAAAACGCCCGATGGAGTACCGCTACTGTATACATAGACGTTGCTAGCTGGGGTGTAACCGAAGGCGTATTGGCAGCTATTAGCGCAGACCGAGCCAGGTGGTTCTATCACCGGCTGGCCAACCGCTTCCTTCATCTTGTGCTCGTGGGTGACGACCTGGCCGATGGTGGCTTCGCAGAGGTTGGGCGTTTCACATCCACCGGTGGAGTCATTGTAAGTCTGACCAGCAGGGCACGAGTCACCATAACGGGCAAGGCTGGTAGAAATAAGATTAGCGACACCGTTGCGAAGTAACCGGCACGTAGCGGCGGTCGAGGAGTTAAATACAATCTTATCTACCGTGACCGAGTAGTTACTCGTAGCTGTGTAGCGATCAGCCGCTCCCTGGCATGCAGCGTTAGCGGATGGATAGTTGACAGAGCCTTCTACTGAGTTTCGCCAATAAAAATCTGCGGCGACGGCTTGGGATGCAGCAGATGCTAGATAAATAACAATGAAAAGAGAAAGCGAGCGAAAAAGGCAATAATCATTAATAGCCATAATCAAACCCGCCCAAAGAACAAAAGATAAGCCGCGAGAACGGACATTGCGAAGACGTAAAGTTGCGGGTCCATATCGTTCTCCAGAAAAAAGAAAACCCCGCCGGAGCGGGGTTTGATGCTTCGGCACATGAAGCGCGCGGTTAAATCACAGAGCGCGACGGATGTACTTCAGGGCAGCAATGGCGATGATTACACCGAGGACGAGACCGCCAAGCGCCAGACCATCGGCTTTGGCATCAGCCATGCTGGAAGTGGCTTCAGCCGGAAGTTCAGCGAAAGCCGAGGCAGCAAAGCCCATGGCGATAGCGGAACCGGCAGCAACTTTACGGCCGAACTTGCGAACAGTGTTCATATGTTTCATGGGTGTTGCTCCTTGCTAGAAAAGTGCCTTTTTAAGCACTAGGAAGCCGAAAACAACTGCGAACAGAATGATCGTTTGATCTTTAAGTTCGGCGTAGTCGTCGGCAGTTAGGGCAGGATTGCCCGACTCAGTTAGCGTGCCAGTGCACCGAAGTTCGCCTTCGGGCGTTGTAGTCCAGTGTTCTGAGCACGCGATGTAAAACATGAGAATCAGTTGCCGCCAGATACGGCAGCGGGTCGCGGTTGTACGCGCTGAACTGGTACAGGCAGGCCGTCATCAGAGAGCCACAGGTCCATGCCGAAAGCAGAGCCGGTTTTGGACTTCCAGGCTTTGGCATATACCGGGACAGCAACTTGTTTGCCGATGTACGCCTTATAAGCGTTCTCGATGCCTGAATCGAGTTGACGCTTGGAGACTTTGAGGCCAATAGATTGCTCTACATCTTGGCCGAACTGATCTTTACCAGGAGCGGTGAGAACCAAGTAATGCTCGATGATGGTTCCATTCATCTTTTCTTTGGTGGAGATGCCCTTGCACAGGCCCATTTGTACCAGCATGGTGATTACCTCGGTTATGAACGGGCCCAGCGCCCGAGAAAGTGAATTGCCAACAGTCCGCACATGGTTACGACCAGGACGTTGATAGTTGCGGCGATCATGAAAACAGCCCAGTACGCTTATGCGCTTGAAACCAACCACGCTCATATTCGTTGTAGTCGTAGCTGCAAAGCAGGTACGGGTTGCAATAAATACGGCGCGGGCGGTAGTCACGAAAGCCGCGCAGATATGCCCAAGACAACATCATGCAGCCTCCACCGATGGCTCAACGTACCAACCAGGACGTTGAGCGCTGAAATCAACTTGCAGGAAGCGCAGGATCGGGACAACGTTGTTTTTCTGGTCGTCCAACTTCAGCTTCTGAAGTGCAGCCTTCGAAAGTCCGCATTCGCAAATCTGATCAACGTGGCGGTAGAAGGTCGCGCGGGACATAGAGTCCATAGTTTCCTGCCAGCCGTAATCCTTGATGCTGCGGTATGTGCGAAACAGGTTGAGAGCAACTGTCTCATTGGCTTTCCCGTTCTTTCCGAACTTCGTCCAACGGGCTTTAAGTGCGGCCAGCACTTTTTCGTCATTAATTACTCGCATGGAGATACCTTCAAAGGCCGCAAACAGTTCTTTAGTTACTTGTTCCCAACACCACTGAATAAAACAACTCCCCTGCTCTTCCAGCCGTTCCTGATAGTCGCAAAGGGCCCATAGATTCGTTGGGATGTTTCTGCGTTCGAGCCAGCGGTGCATAACAGTAGCTTCGAGACGAAGAAGATTTTCGGCCCACTCCTGGAGCGCGGGGTTCTGGAGAACCGCGAGCAGCCGGTGGGCTGCGAACGCTTGAGAGGGAACGAAGTTGGCACCACCGTAGGCTCTGGCGGCCTTAATGGCGTCATCGAGCTGGCGGCGAAACTCAGGGCCCTTGAGATACGCCTTGAGCTTGCGCAGGCGGGTTTCCTTGGAGCCCCAATAAGCCGTGGTTTCGTAGTCGTCACCACGGTTACGGGTCTGGCCGTTGCTAACGCCGCGAAGCGCCTGGACAAGCTGTAGCGCGGTGCGCTGATCGGGCAGGCGGGCAGAATAGGTGC